GCCTGGTGAATTTAAAGTCCATCCTAATCCAGAATCTAAAGTATTCCACTTTACTACTGTAGGTGTATTATTGCCTGTTGCTACTTGATCGGTTGAATCAGAAGCTGCTATATGAGGAAAAGATAACGCTGAACCACCGTTAGATGCCGTAAGTGCTCTAGTAAAGTTATCTAGCTGGTTAAAATACAAACGTAAGATATTTGAGTATTGATCTGTATATTGCTGACTATAGTCGGTCATAGCAATAGGTAAGCTAGGCGCTACGGTATTTCTTATTGTTGATATATTAGCCATTAGCGTTTTCCGTCTGGCTTAACATCAATACGAGGTATACCTAACTGCCAAGCTACACCAAGATCTGTAGATCTAATTTCAAATGACATTTGACGAGCTCTTAGTCTTGTATAAACTTGCCCTGTAAATTTAGGAATAATGTATTGAGTTACTGTTGAATAGTTTTGTCCGCTAGTTACCGTATCAACATCTGAAGGCTCTTGAGAAGATCCAGAATTTTGACGGCCAAACAATGTCATTGTAACGGAAGGTGCATTAACACTTGAACCATTAAAATTGACATCAGGCAACATGCGCCATACAAAGCCAAGATGCTCGCCAGCCTCAATACCAAAATCAGAAGATTGGATATAGGCTTCAATAGGTTGTGGGCTTGCTGTAGATACATCATCGTTTCCTACCTCATGGTATAAAAGTCTTCTATTGTAGTCAGCGGCTACTGGATTTGGTTGGATACCATATTGTAACCAAGCTGTTCTTGCCATAGTACCATATGACCATACCTTGTCTACATAGTTATAAATAACATAACGATCTACTGTAGTGCCGCCACTATTTTGACTTACATAGAACCACCATACCTCATTGTATCCTTCATTAGATCCAGAGAATATTTGGAATGCTTGATCAATATTAATATCTTCAAATATGAATTGACGGAGTGAGCAAGGGAGTGTTGAAACTACACCAGTATACGTATAGAACTTATCTTTACCCATCCAGTAAGTGACATTATTAACTGTAACAGCTGCGTTAGGGGCAATGATAGAAATGTTATCCATCAACACTTGGAAAGACCATACATAAGGATATCCAACATACTGCATGGAATATAGGCAAGAATTAGTCCATATCAAAATTTCTTGACGAGTTGTTATGCCTGTCACAATAAAAGAACCATTTGCTAATGTAAACTCACCAGATTGATTTGTTGTTTCTGGAACCCATTGATATGGATTACCTTGGTCAGACCATCTTACAATCATGGGATTAAATACTGTATTAGGATTTCCTACTTCATATGAATTAGAACCTAAAGCAATTAAAAACTGTTCTGTAGCTGAAGTTAAAATTTGACTGGTTGTTTTTGGTACAAAAGTACCACTAAATCCTGCATCAGTAGATAGTTTAGATAAGTATGCACCACGAGTTGACACACCTCCAGAGTCTAGCCAATAGAATATTGGTCCACCACGAGGAGCAAATGCTAAATTAGAACCATAGTTGTCTTGCGACCAAAGTCTTAATTGTTGTGCAATACCAGATGTAAATCCAGTTCCCCAACCACGAGTAGCAGAGACTGGTATTCTAACTACAACAGTTCCACCAAGACCAGATGCTGTAGCATTAGCAGGATAACTAGCAGAACCAAATACAGTTGATATAGTATATTTGTTTGCATTGACTACAGTCACTTGGAATGCTTGTTGTAATATAGTATTAAGAATACCAGAAACATTGTTTTGTACAGAACTAAAATATATCCAATTACCAGTTGTTAATCCATGTGCAGTTTGATTAACTGATATTGTAGTGCTTGCATTTATTGTATCGAATGGATTAGTTAAAGTAGTTCCTGTAGTAGCTATAGCACCAGTCCACGGGCCAGCACCCCAGCCAGTACCAATCGTTGCAATATCATTACCAATAGGGTATTGAAATGCTAACGTTACTGTGCCACCACCGCTTGCTGTAGATGAGGCGTTTGATGCAGCTAAAATAGTGAATGTAGTTGTAGAAGGTACTGTATTAACAACGTATTCACCGCTAATTGTTAAGCCACCCACAGCTGATGTAGATGTAATTGTAACATAATCGCCAATCGCTGGATTGTAGTTACCATCTGTAATAGTCACTACATTAGAACCAGATACTGTAGCGAGTGGGTTTGCTGCTAATTGAAATGGAGGCGCTAAAGCTGTGCCATCTGTTTGAATAATAGGTGTAATATCATAGTAAATACCACCAAAGAATATGTAGTATTTTTTACTTGTACCTAAAGATAAGTAATTTGATAAACCATTAGATCCAGTCCATGTCCATAAAGAACGTGCAATACCTTCAAACTGATCTGTATCTACCTGTACCCATCCACCAATCTTTTCAGCTTGTCCTGAACGGAAACGTACTTTATCACCGTCATAGAAACCACCCTCGTTTGAGTAGTCTGTTCCTTCACGGTTAACTCCAGCTCTATATGTTAATTTTTGTAATGGCATTATTTACCTTCAAAGAGTGCTTTCTCATCTAATCTACGAATTTGTAGACCTCTGAGTATTTTACCACCTGCACGACAATATTTCACTAACGATTCCATAGCCGCCTTTTTATCGCCCCTAAGCAACGCTTGACGGAGTGTTGATCTTTGAAAGCATCCAAGGCCCAAATTGAAGCAAAAACTAATAATAGCGTCAAATTCGTGTTGTCTAAGAGGCACGTTAGGTAGCATCTTATGTACTCCCAGCTCGAAGCGTCTGAGATCTGATTTAAGAATTCCATCTATTTCAGCTTCCGTAAAAGTTCTGTTCCAAGATTCAGGCAATGATTTGCCGTCCCCGATAAGATGACCAACACCCACAGTATACAGGTTTGCAGGACAACGGTAGGGACGATTACGCACACCTTCATGATGTTTAATAAGTTTGATAGCACGTTCTGATACTTTCACTTATTTCTTTTCCCAAGTTCTTGAGCCAAAGTAGAAACCAATAATTGATGCTACGATAGCCATTTCATCTGTAGAAAATACCTCTTGTGAAGCTACAACAAAGTCAACACCTGACCACATAGCCCAAGCTAAAGATAGAAAATTAATAAGCACTAGTTCACCTACAAAGATAAATGCTACTACAGGTCTTACCATAGCATTCCAGTTCTTTACTGTTTGAGAACCGCCTTCTACTAATTTCTTATCGTGGTCATATAAAGCTGTACGTTCTTGAGCGTACGTTTCTGCGTACGTGCCTTCTAATTCAATAGCTGCAATCTTTTCTTGAGCTACAAAACCCTTTTCTGCCATAAGTAATGCTTGGGCATTTTGTAATTGAGCCATTTCACGCTCATGTTTTTGATCTCCCTTTTGTTGGAAGAAAGAAAGAATGTTTGGTAGCCCCGCAGTAGCGAAGCCGAGAATCGAGGAGAGGATGGATAGCATATTTAATTTCCTAGTGGGTTAGTAACTGCCTTTTTAAGGGCTTTCATATCTTCTTTAACATTGGTGACAGTATCAGCTATCTTATCTTGAGATGATCTAGCTACACTGCTTGCTTCAATCGCTTTACCATAAGCTTCATTAGCCTTTTCTAAAGCACGATTATTAGACATCATGACATCTACTAACTGACGCTCAGTAGATTTAGATCTATCTTCTAATACAGTAATGCGTGTTTCCACATTACTCATTTTCTTTACTTCGTCAATCGTACTCTGCAAGTCGTTGAAGAGGGTTATTCCGTAATAGATTGGCCCACCGATTGCGGTTAAGAGAATCGAACCGATCACCAACATTTGTTTCGGAGAGAAGTGAGAGAGTAAACTCTTGAATTCGTCCATATTCATTTTCCTGTTCTAAACTAATATATTCTTGTACTTGTTGTTGTTGCATATTGTATCCAGCATTTAATAACTGCATACTCATTACTAAGCCAAATCCTGGCACTATTTCCTTGCCCTTAGGTGTTTCTACCTTTACCTCTGGTGGAGCGGGCTTTAGCTCTATTGATGTTGAAACTTGTAACTTTTCTGTAGTCGTTGTGCTGGACGGGCTTATAGTCAGACTCTCCTGTAAAGAAGTCGTTCCAAGGCTCATTCCTTGAGCTGGGTCTGTAGCCTGCGTCATCGTAGTATTTGATATGCTTTGTGAGATAACACTGTTCGGGTTTATTGGACTGATTGGGCTTATAGGGCTGGCTGGGTTGTTGATGTTCGTAGTGGTCATCTTGCAAGTATTGTATATTTCCAACCATGCGGTCCAAATTGGAGAACCATACGGATCCGAGCAAATCGAACTCCTTTGTTCTTGAGATGATCCTTCGAAACCAGCTGAGCATGTTAATTGCCTCGTTTCAGTAGATTCAATACACGTTGGAGGATCTGGCGTGCAATTGTTAGAAGTTGTTGTCCAAGCTGTCCAACTTTGTGTAGAACATTCAAAATTCCTACTTTGATTAATAGCACCTGATTGGTTAACTGGGCAACCCAACGTTTGATACTCAACTTGAGGGCTACAAGTTGGTGCTTGATATACGCTACAATAAGGGTCATTCGGTCTATACCATCCGCAATAATGTTGCTGCAAAGCGATTTCAGGGTCAATACCATTGCAGACCATTGAGCCTTCCAAGTACCAACCTTGTTGCGTATTTGAGAAATTACAGTACCAAGCATAAGCATTACTCCTTATTATTAATAGAAGAAGGAAGAGTATAATCTTCGCCATAAAGCTTCCTAAATTTTTCTGGGTTCTTTGTAAACCATGCCTTCTTAGCTGCGTTACCTACAGCTCCAGAGTAAGGGCAAGGTGAGCCACTCATCTCCATAGCATCCCATACTTTTGGATCTTGGCATAGCACCGATACAGCAGCTACTTTAAGTCCTAAATCGTTTAATGTTTTGGCAAGCTTAATCTTAACGCAGTTCTCATCAAGTAATACAGTGCCACCTGATAAAGAGATAAAGCCTAAATTACCAGCTGCACTAATAGGCACTGCACAAACATCTTGCGAGAATGCAGACATACTAGGTGCCATAGCGCTAGGCACTGGCATCCCTTTTTGGTTGATTGTTGTTGTATCTGCATGCGCTTGATGTACGCAAACAAGTAAACAAAGTGTAATTAAAACGCCAATAAGTATTTTCATATTAATAAGTAAATTTTACAAATCCATCGCCACCAGCAGCTCCGCCTATTTCAGAATCATTAGGACTAAATCCAGAAGATGATCCACCGCCTCCACCGCCACCATTAATTCCAGCACCACCTGGTGTGCTATATCTTCCAGCTGTTCCTCCAGATCCTACTGAAGAAGCACCACCAACACCACCAGTTGACCAACCAGCACCATCAGCAGATAAGCCTGCAACACCATTGTTTCCGTTTGAAGTTGATCCTGTACCACCAACACCACCAGCACCACCTACGTTACCATCACCAGAACCACCAGCGCCACCGTTACCACCATTGGCTGTGACTAATACTGTAGCACCTCGTAACACTCTAGATAGACCACCTGTAGCGCCTGTACCACCTGTACGTCCACTACCAAAACCACCAGCAGCACCGAATGCTCCTACTGTAATAGATAATGTTTCACCTGGGGTAACTGCTAAAGTAGATGATG